GCAAAAACATTTTTAACTTCTTTTCTATAGTAAATATTATCTTCAATATTATAAATTGTTATTGTGTCTGGAAACATTAGTTGCCTCGATATAGTAACCCAGTGCAAGCTAAATTGTTATAACAGATTTCATAACATTTTTGGTCTAATTCACTGTCGTTTAAAACTCTTTGATTTAAAGTATTAGTTTTTGAAACATAAGAAATTGAATGTGGACCAACTGTTTCACTTGCAACCTCTTTTTTTTCAACACTTTCCAATTCTAAAATCAATAAATCTTGACTATATAAAACTTCTGCAATTTCACATACAGTGTTTTTTATATTTTCTGATAAATTAGAACTATCTATTTTATTTGAAGTATAATTATTTACTCTAGAACTTGCTTTTATTGAATATTTATTAAACGAAGATTCTGGTATGCTAGAACCTCCATAAAAATTAGAATAATAATTATAATCAACTATTTTAGTTAGCATACCCTCAACCTCCTATTCTTCTGAATTATCAGAATTTTTTTGATTTTTTTTATTTGATTTTTCAGTTAATTCTTTAACTTGATTTTCTAATTCAGTTTTTTCATCAGTTAATGTAGTTACTTTTTCAGTTAATTCTTTAACTTGATTTTCTAAATTTTCTTTATCACACTTTAATGAGGTTAATAAGATGGCAGTTTCATCTACCATCTTATTTGCACCCATACCTATGAATGTACTCATTAAACACCTCTATGCTTTATAAGAGCAGTATACTCCTGCTAACTTATTTTCATAAACGTGTCCATAAAGGTTATTATTTCTATATTTAAATACATTATCATCACCATCTTGGTCTTGATCTGGTGTAAAGTATTTAATAAATTGTTCCATATGAACTACTGCTGCACTTCTTTCAACACATAAGAAGTTGATATCCTTACCTGCTTCACTTACTAACTCGTAATAAGTTGTGCCACTTGCTAATGTATCGCCAGTAAATTTTGTATAAGTTTCTCCAGATTTTGTATAGTAAGTCTTTCCAGCTTGTTTAGTAGTATCTTTTGTAGCCTCATATACATCTTTTGCTTTAGAATAACCAAATTCTGTTTTACCATTTTTTAGTTCAATTTTTGTATACATTCTTGATTGTGGAACTTCAATAATTGTAGAGAATTTGCTTAATACTTCTTTAGATTTAGTAGTATCTAGATCACTAATTAATCCACGTTTTGTTGGAGTAATAAATAAAATTCTGTTTTCTGGATCTACTTCATCTTCATCCATTTTATTACTACAAGCACGTAGTGCTGCAATAACACTTGCTCCATCGCTTAAAGTTTCTTCTTTTAAACTAATACCATCTGTACCAGCAATTTTTGCAATACGAGCTGCATCAGTTTCAGGAACCACTTTTGTTCTTACGAATTCACTTGATAATTTTGCAAATGGTAATCTTAATGCCTCAACATTATCAAGTCTATCAATACGTAAATCTTGTGAACGTTCCTTATCATATTTGATAGTTTCCCATCTAAATGTAGTTGAACCTTTAGTATATCCTGATTTTCTATCAAAATCTCCTAAAGCATCCATATCTAATTTTGCGACTTTTATTTCACCGTTGTCACCACGTTTAATAACTGCTTCATCTCCTTCTAGAATAGCAGTTTTTGAAGCTTGTTTATAAACCTTATCTAGTAAAGGTAAATAAACTGTACTTAATTCAATATTGTTCATTTAATCTTTCCTCCTTATTTTTCTTTCTCTGCGGATAGGCCCATTACTTTTAAGACCTCATCCATTGAACTTGAATTATTTGGAACATTTGGGCTAGTTGTAAATTTAGGATTTGCAACATTGCTAAGGAATGCTCCTGCATCCTTTTCTTGTAAGTCTTTAAGCCATTCAGAAGCTCCTAAAAATTTTTTTGACTCTTCATCATACTTAAAGTCTTTTGCATTAAATTGTGCTATTACTCCTGCTTTTGCACTTTCACTTGCAAATTTAATGTCATTAAAAAAAGCATTAGTTCTTTCTTCTCTAATACTCTTTTCCTTTGCATCGTTTTGTTCTTTTACTAAATCATTATACTTAGTTTCCCAATCAGATGCTGATTTTTTAATGCTATCGATATCCATATCTTTGTAAGATTTGATTTCTTCGTTAGCACTATCAAGTTGAGTTTTTAAGGTATCTTTTTCCTCTCTAAGTCCTTGAGTAACTTTACCATACTCTGCCATTATTGAATCAATGGTTTCCTTATCGAGTTCTAAGCCCTCTAAAAATTCACGTTTCATATATTTCTCCTCCTTCGTATTTTTTTCGTGGTCACGTCCACGTGTGAATTAAAATATTACTAGTCCTAACGTTGCTATGTCACACGAAAAAAGCCGATATTTCTATCGACTTAGTGCATTTATAAGCACTATAAAAGGAACTGTTTCCAGTTCCCTATGGTAGTAATTATAAATGGTTATATCAATTTTTCTAAAACTTTCAGATCCTCATCAGTAAATTTCATTGTTTTAAGGTATTGATAAAATTCTTTTGATTTTAATATTTCTTTTAAATCTTCCTCTTGATATTCATTTATAATATTTTTTACGGTTTCTAGATTATCACAATAATCAATTTTTTTTATAAATTCTTGAAAGTAAGTATTTTCTTCAAGTATATCATTAAAGTTCATATTATTTTTATAAAATAAATACCTCATCGCTGTTATAATTATCATTTTTGAATTTTCTAAACTATTTTTCATTTGTAATCAATACTCCTCTATTTAAAATAATGTAATAATTTTCTCTTTGTACCTTTATTATATCAATTCCAGCATTCATAAACAATATATTTCTATTTTTAGCTGGAGTATTATAAAAATCTCTTAACTTAGAATCTTTTAAACCTCGTGCCAAATTATTTGATGTTTTAATATAATCTAAAATATCTTTAACTTCTAATATTTTTGCATTTTTAGATATTTTACAATTAATAATAGCACTATTTTTATTTCCATATTCTTTTATAAGTTTAGACTCTATTTTTTTATCACCGTAATATAAACCCTTTCCATAATAACTATACGCCTCATTGCTATATTGAATATCACCAGTTTGGGAATTTATAACTATTTTATCTGTGTCCTGCTTATTTTTGCCAGCAACGACTCTAGACAATTCAATTCCGTCATAATTTTTGTATTCATCAGTAGTAACTATTTTCATTATTGAATCGTAGCCTATTTCTTTTGCGTATTTTTCTTGTAATAAAATATCGGATTTTTGCCAATCATCTATATTAACATTATTATTTTTAACAAATTTATCAAGTTTTGCCTCATCAACCCTGTATTGATTACCAACAGTATCTTTTACGGCTATTTTTTTTGCTAATTGGTCTTGTTTATTTTTTTCATATTCATCATAACTACTAAAACCTTTTTCCAAGGCAGTTATTTCATTTTGAATTCTTGCTTTTTCAAGAAAACCTTTTGCATTTTTTAATTTTACTTTTAATTCTTTAAGTGTATTGGTTTCTGTGTTTTTCGTAAACTTTCCACTTTCTTTCATAGCACTAGCAAGATCCTGCCCATCTTTTATAAACACCCTACGGCCGCCTATTGTACGCCATACACCACCAATTTCACTCATTTAAATCACTTCCTATCTGATACAAATTCCCTATTATAATCTCTTGTTAGATTATGTTTTTCTAACCAATTGTCAAATTTTAAATTTGTTGATTTTATTTTCTTATTGATTTTAGATATATCTTCTTTGCTTGACATTTCTTTTGCAACTAATTTTTGCCTCTTCAAGCTTCGTATATTTCTTTCGTATGCTCTTTGCCTTTGAAGAAGTTCATATCTTTCTTTATTCTCAACTTCATCTATTCTATCTGGTATTTTTTCCCATTCCCAAGTTGGATGCATATGATGATAGCAATTTATACCTTTTAAACCCAACATTTTTCCATAACCAGTTTTTTCATATAAATTATCATATTTATTATTAGAACCCTCAATCATATATTTTTTACCTTGCCACTCTGCGTGGACTTCATAATCTTCTTTTGTATATTTAGTTCTAATTCTAGCACCTAAATGTTGATCTACATACATCAAATTTGTTCCCAATAATTTAGCATTCTCTATTTCACAATCTCCAACTAGTTTATTTACTCTAGTAACTACATCTCTCCTAATTGCTGATTCAATTGATAAGCTTACTCCACTTTCATAATTTACAGTTTTAATGCCTTCTTTGGCAAAACTATCAAGTGCATTTCTAATACTTTCGGTATAAGTATAAATTCCACTAGAAGTTTCAATATAGGCTTTATTAATAATGTTTTTATATGCCCAATTTGCACCTTCTATTGCTTTTGTATTTATCAAATCCATAATAGTATAAGTGTCTTTTAATGCCTCATTAATTAATTTATTTGCGGATGGGCTTTCAAAAAGTTCTAAAGGATTTTTATCAATTAATCCTTGCTCATAATATTTTTTTAAATTATCTAAATTATCAATTTTTGTTCCAGCACTATGTAAAATATCTTTTAATATTTTTTCTATTTGCTTTTTATTTTTATTAATAATTTTTAAATCTTTTTGCTGAAGAACTTTTAATTCTTTCGATTTTTCTAAATACCATTTTAAAGAACCTTGATTTTTATCATATGTTAATAATCTATCTAAAATATCTTTAATAATTTCCATTTCTATTTCATCATAAATATCTATTAAAGGTTTAAGTAAATTATCAAATTCATATTTTTTCATTATTCTTCTTCAGGATCCTTTTTCTCTTCTTTTTCAGTTAATTTACGATATTCTTTTTGCTTCTTAACATACTCAATGGCCTCTTTTTCTTTTAAGCCTTTAGTATCAATTATATATTGAACATCACTAGTAATATCATTATTTCTTTCAATTAAGGCTTGATTACGAGTGCTATCTTTATCAACTAAAATGCTGTCATCCCAGTCATGTTCGACAACATAATCATTCTTAACAGGAATACCATATAGCTTACATAAAATATAAATTCCATATATTAAATCATCAAAGGCGTGTTGTAAAGAATCTTGAATATCTCCTACTGTAACATAATAATCTTGTTTAGCAGATTTAATTTCAGTAGCAGTTTTAGCGATATCATCCATTTTTGATAAAACACCAAAAGCAAGACCACATTCACTTTCTGCTTGTCTTAAGTATTCATTTAAACCATTAAATAATGATGTATCTCTAATTTCAGGACTGAAAATATTATATGTTTTGTCTTTTGTATCATCCAAATTCAACTTTCTAAATAATCTTTTTTTTCTTTCAGGAAGTTTATATTTTCCAGTTTCAACTCCTGCTAATATACCAACATCAGCATCGATAGCAAGTTCTGTTCCTTCAAATTCCCAAAGTGTTCTTGAAAATTGTTTATCTATTTGTTTTATTGTATCAATTGCTGGATACCAAATAGGAACACCACCAGGATATGAATTATCAATTGTATTTGCATTTTTCATAGAGGCAAATCCACCTATTAATCTATCAACACCTTCTATTGAAGTTACAGGTTCAATTTCTTTCCATTTATCAACATCAGTTAAATTTATTTTTCTTTCTAATATTACACCATCTTTTCTACCTTTATAAGCAATATTTTTTATTGTAACAACATTATTCTTTATTTCTTGGTATTCAATTCTAGTATAAACATCACTACCATCAGTAATTTGATCTAATACTATTGCGCCTAGCAAATTACCATCATCATCGAATTTAACCGGAATAAACTTATCTGCTTGAATTACACTTATTTTAATTGTATTATCTGAATAATATGGTTTAAAGAAGATACTGGATTTACCAATCATATATTCTGTATTAACCCTTTTTCTATTTAAGAATCTTTGATAAATTTTATCTATGTATGGTTCACTACAAACACTTTTATATTCAATTGTAACTGCTTTAGCCACTTTTTCACTTATCGTTTTAGCCACATGCAATGACATAGTATTATCATCAACCCAGGGTTCATGACAATTAAATATGTCAGCCCACTGTTGAAATGCATCCAACATATCTTTTGAAGTTTGCATATCTAAATTAAATTCTTTTATTATTTTGTTATAATCAAACATCTTATTCCACCATCCTCTTATTTTACTTAATAAATTACTTATCATCCTTTTCATCACCTCCAACTGTTGGTAACATTACTTTTATAAATTTCCAAATTCCCATTATTAAATACCTTTTTGCATCTTCACAATGGTCATTTTGCTTTATAGGTACTTCTTTACCTTTATCTAATAAATCTTTATCATATTCATATTTATATTCTTCTTCTATTAAATGTTTTTGCTTAGGAGATATAAACAATCTTTGATATGAATACATTTTTTGTACTCTTGATATTCCTAGTGCTACATCATTATTTGCATCTTTTACTATAATATCAGTACATATTTTTTTAATTTCTTCCGCCAAACCTTTGGCCGATGGATCTATAAATACAAATCGAACTTTCAACTGAGTTTCATTTTCTAAACTATCTTTGAATTTTTTAAAATCTAATGCATAATCACTTGGACTTTTTTGCTTGCCAATATCACGGCCACTATAATAATATTCATCAATGCCTCTTACACATTTATCAACATAGTCTATACCAAAGGCTTCGTATGTTGTTGCATTCATTTGCCCATAGTCTATTCCAATATCTATAGCTTTCATATTTTTGTAATTTTCTTCACTACATTCTTTGACATGTATTTCTTCACTGAACATGTAGTAAATCAGTTCATCAATACCAGTACATAATCCTAACCATAACCAGTTATACATCTTTTCATCTAGTTTTTTTAATATTTCAGCAGTTTGAATTAATTTCTTCCCAAGCCAGCTCTCTGGAACATCCCTATAATCAGTATGAATATGAATACAATCCTCTCTTAAAATCATTTTATTAAGCCAATCCATTATTGGTGCTTTTGGATTTTTCGGTGGATTAAAATAATATTCCATTACAAATTCTTCTTCATTACCTCTAATAAATGTTGCTTCAATGTTTTGAATTTCATCTTCTCCATCACCTTTATCAAAAAATTCTGTTAATTCATCTAATTCAACTAATACTATTGGTCTATCTTCATCTATCATGCCCTTTGTATCATCAATAGAATCATTACCAGTAAAATAAATTGTATTACCTGTAGGTAAATATTTTATTTGCATTGGGCTCACTGTTATTTTAAAATTACTTTTTGGAATCTTTAATCTTGTAATAGCTCTTTTACATTCATTAAATACTGTTTTCTTCAACTTGTTATGAAATTTTCTTAATATTACTACTGAACCAGGTCTTGTGTTGATAATTCTTCGAACTGCTCTTAATGCACCACGGCTTGACTTTGTACCAGCACGCCCACTTGTATATATTTGATGAGTATGTTTAATATCATTGAAACTATTATGGTATTTAGGAATAAGTAAATCACTCATTTTTATTACTGTTTTATTTTGGCAAGTCATCAACAATCACAACTCCACTTTCAGTATTTGATGTCTGATTTTTAATTTCTTTTAGTTTAAGTTCCTTATCAATTATTATCCCATAAGCACTTGCAACATCTTTTATATTTGTAAAATTATCTAAATTATCTGCTTTATCTTCAATTGCTTTTAATAGTTTTTCAACAATTTTCTTTTTCCTGTCTTTTAATGTATCCATGTATTCTAAGACATCTTGTGTATTTTTTTCTTTTTTTTGTTCGATTTTTTCCAAACTGTTTTTATCAGACTTAACAAGTTTTCTAACCGTTGTATCAGAAACTTTGTGTTTTCTTGCAACTTCTGAGTAATTACCACATTCAATATAATCCGCTATTATTAATTTTTTCTTCCTATCAGTTAATTTAGTTCTTACTTTAGACATAATAACCAACTTACTAAAGCTTTTTTATTTTTAAATACTATTTTTTGCGGATTGATTTTTTCTGAATTTAGTTCTTCATATGATACAGTATAATTTTTATTAATTTTTTCTTCCTTTGCAAATGTTATTTCTACTATAGTGATTTTATATTTTTTGGATAAATTTGTTAATGCCATTCTTATATACTTATCCAAGTTCATATTTACTCACCCTCTTTGTTTTTTTTATTTTCTTTACTGATTATTTTAACTATTTTTTTATCAGACAAATATTTTGCTCTTTTTTCTAATACTTTATATTTATAACCTGGTTGTAATAAACCTAAATCTTTATTTTCTAAATCTTTAAAATTATGTATTATAACTTCTACTTCTACCATATTATCCTCCTTTCATAAAATGGTTGCGGGTAATGGAATTGAACCATTATTCTTTAGCCTCTGAAACTAATATGTTGCCGTTACACCATCCCGCTTATTTATAATCATTTAGTATATTAAGTACTATTGCTATTAATAATGCTAAACCAATTATGATCATATAATTTTCCTTCCTTTTTAATAAATACTGTACTAATGATATATATTTGGATTTTCACCAAAATTTCCAGAGCCTACTTAAAGTAACTCTAGTGCATTTATCTTATACTATCGTCAATATCATCAGTACAGTACTTATAAAAAAACAACCATTTAGGTTGTTTGGACCGCAAAGGGTCAATGTTAGTACATTATTAGTACCATAGAATAGATATAACTATTGCAATAGGTTTTATCTTTCAAATACTTTAAGATATAACACTGGTCATATACCTACTCTATGCTACCAGTAAGATAGCATACCTACTAGCACCACAGAATATATAGTCAACTCGAGTTCTTATAATCCATAAACTATATACTCTATGCTACTTGTAAAGCTATAAGTCACATATACCTATTAGCACCATATTAAGTAAATATATTACTAGCACCATAAACCACACTAGGCACCGGTTCTTTAAGACTTTATATATTTACTAGCACCATAAAGTAGATATACGGTTTAAATTGTTAATTACTCAATTCTTCTATGCTTGTCGGTAGGACTATTTAAATAGATAGCATTTCCATTTAAACAAACCTTTGCCCACCCACCTTTTTATATCTACTCTATGCTGCTAATAATAGCAGCACGGTGATTTTATTGTCCTTTATAGACAATGTGCAAGATAATACGATTTGAAAGGAGGTATAAAAAAGAACATTTTTTAAACCTGTTAGCTGTTATCGGCTTCTATTTTTCTGAATTTAATACTATATAAAGATGACATAGAACAAAATACAATATTAAATCCCCCAAGAATAGTAACTTGCGTATTATCTTCCACATCGGCTATAAAGCCGACTGGGGTTTTTGGACCAGTAAAGGTATGAAAGACACTCTTTGTGTAATCTTCCACAATAACATTGTATACCAAATTAATGTGCAATAGTGTGCAATAATATGCAATTCACTTATTTTTACCTTTATTATACAAATTATGGCACTGTCTTAATGAATAATTGAAGATTTTGCAAATGTCGTTCCATTTCCATTTTAATGAATCTCTAAAATATACTATACATTCTTCTATAGGTTTGGATCTTATCATTTCTCTGATTTCATTAATTGCTTGCTCTTTATATGAGTCATAAGATGCTTTTACGATGTCAAACTCACTTTCTAATTCTTCTTTCTTTACAAATTTATTTAACATTATATCTCCCTTTTTACCGCCCCCTACAACAATATCTTTCCAAGTTATAGCTGTAACTAAACTCATTAATCTATGTTCCTTTTCAGCTATCTTGATTAATCTGCATTTTAATACCTTCATTTCATCAAATAATTCTTTAATAGTTAATTTTTTTTCTAATATCACTTATCCTCCTATTTTGTAAATTTCCAGTTATTTATTTCTATATTATTCTTTTTAGCATATAGTAAAAATGCTTGCTTCTCTGCTTCATTTCTAAAACCTATCAAAATACTTGGTGGTGTAGGTAAATGTTCTTCAGTAGGTTTCCAGATATGTAAACAATGCTCATGATTATTTACATAGTCCTCTTTTCTTGGATGATATTCAACACAGCATTCATCTTCACCCCAAAATATGTCTTTCATCATGCACATTTGCTCCCAACTAGGTGTTTTACTTGGCATACTTACTGACAAGTGTTCCCATCCCATTTGGTAACTAAATATGAAGTTAAGTTTTTTATTATTAAATCTATCGTAATAATAGCCGCCCATTCCATCATTATCAGCTTCCGCTTTAATGACTAAATTAGGTGTGCTTTTAATTTCTTCTAGTGATTTCATTATTTACCTCCTAAATATGCAAAATACTATTAATAATATCTTTTAACCATTTATTTTCTTTTTCATATTTTTTTAAGTCATTTCCTAACTCATAAATTTTATTTTCATAACATTTTCCTTGTTCTTCCAATTGCATATTTAAATATCTATTTTCAGCCTCTTTTTGTTTATACATTTCTTCATAATTACAAGATACTTTATTTTCTTCCATTATTTATCATCTCCTATATTTATACATTTATTTTCAAATTTTTTATAAGCATCAAAATATATTTCATTTTTATTTGAATTATAAGTTATTTCATAATACATACCATCTAATAACGTTGTACTCAATAATGCTTTACTATGTCCTAATTCATAAGCATACCAAACTACAAATACATCAAATTCAGGTATGTCATCACTTTTATCTAAATGATCATTAGCATATTTTTTTACTAATTCTTTTGCTTTAATTATAAATTCACTACTTTTCATCTTTATTTCCTCCTATTATCTCTTTATATTTATTTAAAATGTCTTTTAAAAGACCTTTTCTTGGCTCTGGTGCAAACCTCATATTACCTTCTAATAACTTTATAAATTCTTTTTGTTGGCTTAATAATCCACAATAATTTAATGCTACTTGTTCTATATTTACAAAACCACATTTTTTTATAAAATTATTTATTTCTTCAAGTTGTTTCTTTAATTTACTATATCTATGTGCTAAATTCACATAAGCACAATATTCTATATAAGTATCTTCTAATATTTGCTCTCTTGTAGTATCTTCGTAATAACTTTTATAATCTTCCAATGTTTTTAAATTACAAGCTTTTGGCACTTTTAAATGTTTCTTTAACTTTTCATTTTCATCTTTAACCTTTTCAGTACACCACATAGCAAATAAAGTCATATCTTTGGGATTTTCATATTTATCTAATTTTTCTTTTAATTCCTGATTTTCTTGTAATAATTTTTTTACAGTTTGACAATTTTCTTTTTCTCCAACTAATGAATTAAAAATTATTATTGCTTCTTCATTGTTAATATCATTATGAATTGATTTTCCATCTATACTATCTACACTTAAACAAGCAATATTTCCACCTAAATATCTAAAATTTATTTTTAAATCTTTGGTTTTCATCTATTTAATCTCCTCTACACTCAATATTTTTAATACATAATATAGTTTGTTAGGCTCTGCACCTAATTCTGGTTTGCCTTTTCCTTTAGAAATATAACAATAGCATTTGATTTTAGGGCTATCTTTTCTATAACCATTTCTAAATATAATTTCTTCATAAACACTAGGATTATTATTAAGTACCCATTCTAAACCATCACCACTTGCAATATAGTTGTTATAAAATCTGCTGGCATAATAAGGTTTAATTTCTCGATATTCTTCTTTCTTTTCTCCAGATTTAATCATATCAAACCATTTCTTTTTAATCGGTAATGTTAGCATTTCTTATTACCTACCATTTTATTGCACCTTTTAAATATTCTTCATCAAAGGTTCTTCCATTTACCATTTGTGTAAAAATATCAATATTACCTCTTAATATTTGATAACAATGTATTTTTTGATAATCTTTTAATTTTTCATATTCATTGTATAAAATTTCTCTATATACTTTGCTTATTTCTTCAAAAGTTAATTCATTTTGTAACATGTCTTTATATTCAAATATTTTATCTATATCCATTTACTCATCACTCTCTACTTTTTCTACTAAATCATTTAATTTAAAATAATGTTCCAGTATATTTTTTAGTCCATCTTTATTTAATCTTATATCAGCCTGACCATGAAATACCATTTGATTATCTTTGCATATCATTACATGATTATTTTCTGCTTGTGATATTATATAACCTTTATAATTAATCTTTAACATTATCATCACTTCCTTCAATTTCTTCAATAATTTTTTTAAATATTTCATCATCTATATTTAAAATATTTTTTAATTTAAGATATGCTTTTATATTTGGCGTTTCATAATTTAGGGCAGAGGCTAGAGAATTATCTTTTGTTATTTTAATTTTTTTATAAAATTCTCTTGTATTATGATAGCCTTTCATAAATATACATCTCATAAGTAAAGTGTCTTTATCACTTTTATTTGTTCTTTCTTTGTAGCCATTTAAAATTTCAAAAATATCTAGTAAATCATCTTTTGGTAATTGAAATAATTCTTTTAATAATTCTTCTTTATTCATTAATATCACCTACTTTCTAAATACCGCTTATAATATATGGTCTTTTAAATGCAATAAACATTTTCTTAACCTCATCATCAAATATTAATTCTTTTTCATCTTTTCTAATGAAATATACCTTTCTTTTGCTATTATTTCCTGATAATGTTTTATGGTTTTCAATTCTATATTTTATTTGATATACAATACCATCTTTTAATTTTACATCCCAACATAAATAACCATCTTCAATATGCAATGTAAAAGTGTCTATATCTTTAATCTTTAACATTTTCTAACTCTTTCCATCCTGTTATTTTTCTCCAAACAATTTTACACTCTTCATATTTTGGCTTTAATTTTTCTAATCTTTCATTTGCCGTCTTTAAGTTTTGATGTCTTTCATTGTCTCGATACCATTTATTATTTTTTTTATATGAGATAGTATATTGTATATAAATTTCTTCATTATTCATTACTATCACTTCCCACTATTTTCTTATATTTTCTTATGCAATTTCTAATACCTACATTATCGTTAAACCCAGTGCTTGGAATATATAATTTACCTGTATAACTCCAAAAACTCATTAATACTTTTCCTTTGCTATCTAATAAATTAAAATGTCCTATAGTTTCATTACATAACTTATAAGGAATATCATTTCCCTCAAATTGTTTTTTAGCATATTCTAATCTATCATTAAAACAATTTTCTCTTTTTTCTCGTGCTTGTTGCTTTAATATTGGGCTTACATCTCTCCAATAATCTGCTAATGTATCATTGCCCATTACTATCACTTCCTTCTAGTTCTTGCATTTTGCCTAATAATGTTCCATAATCAACTACTAAATAATGTTGTTCAGTATTTTCATTATGTTTGTTATAAACAATCCATTTTCTTAACTTATTCCAATTATCTACTTGTTTTTCATATTTAAAGGCCCATTGTAAATCACAATCCAATTTTTCTTTTAATTGTTTATTTTCTTGTTGTAATCGTTCAAAATCTTTTGCAATGTGTTTCATATATTCATTTTCTTTTAAAAATGTTTCATATTCTTCATCATATAATTTACATTTCTTTAATATATTTTCTACGCTCCCACCATTAATAGAACCTATTTTTAAGTCATTAAAATAATTATCTATAATCAATGAACCATTTTCAATTCTATATTCAAGTTTATTTTTCATTTTGAGACCTCTTTTTCTTCATAAAAGCTATTATCTAATAATGCTCTTACACATTCTAATTTTGTTTTTTGTATTCTCTCAAGCTTTTCTTTCGTTTGTTTTTCTTCAATAAGCAGTCTTTTGATTTGCTTCATACATTTTTCAAATGCTTGTTTTTCTTGATTATTCATTCTGATACCTCCTAAATTTCAAACCAATTTCCTTGACTGTCTTGTAAACATTTAACTCCACAATATTTGCATATTCCATAATTACTGCAACCATCATTACCTAATATTTCACAGTTATGCCATTTCAAATGTTTATCACACCAAAATGCTATTTTTAAAATCAAATTTTTAATCATTCCTCCACCTCGTAAATTATTTTTTCTATATCATGAATTATTTTTGTATCACAAGTAGTATTATCACTTGGTATATTTGCAAATATATCTTTTATTTCTTTTAGCGTTTGTTGTTGGCTTTCAATCTGATGTTCTAGTTTTAATATAAAATCCCCAATTTGTTTTGCTTCATTTATGGGAACACCATAAGTAAATAATATAGCCGATATATTTAATATATTTTTCACTTTTTCAATTTTATTCATATTACATCCTTTCCCAAAAAGTAACCGCTACTAAAGCATCATCTGAATTATCTCTTTTTTTTATTTTTTTTGCATATGCTGGTGTTATTAAATATCTTATTGTTCTAACTTTTACATTTCTTCTTTCAGCAAGTTCTCTTGCTGTTCCGACATCAATAAATTTGTCACCTTTGTATAATCCAAATATTTTTACTTTCTTTCTCATAAATCACTTTCTCTATTCAAAATCATAACTGCAATACCTATACGATAAATAGCATCTTCACTTTCCATTACATAGATAAAAGCTGTACCTTGCATAGGTGTAGGAACTCCTATCATATATCTAGTATCATTACCGCACTTTTTTATTTCATAGATAATTCCAAATGAACCACACCACTTATGTTTTTCGTTAAATTGAACCACATCATTTACTTTCATAACTAATCCTTTCTATATTTTTTTCATATATTACATTAGTAAATAACTTTATTTACATTTTACTTCTTTTAAATTTAATTAAAGATTCCAATAATAATTTTTTAGTTTTCACATCTTTATAGTTTGATAAGGTTTCTAATTCTTGTTCCAATTCTTCAATTTTTTTTAATGCTTTTTTATACTTATAAAGTAGATCATAATACAATTGCTCATAATCTTTCATTTTTAACCTTATTTGTTTTATCGATGACTTTTGCTATTAAATGCCCCGTTTTAGTTAATTCTTTATTACTAAACAATAATTTATTATTGTTCATTATTAAATCTTCACTTTTTGATACTAAAATTAGATTATCAATATCAAAGTTTCTTTTATTCTTATCAGCAAACATTACATTATATCCGTTAGGAATTTCACCATAATGTTGTTTATAAATATATCTATGTTTTAATTCCCAGTTATCATTTTTACAGCCATCCATAATTTTTATATATACATATCCATCTTTTGATATTCTTTCTTCCCAAATCTCTCTACGATTCTGCGGGATATTACCTTTTTTAAATCTTGTTGCTTTTGTTTTTTCTATTGCTTCCTTACTCATATATTCAGTTTGCTTTTTACCTTTATTATGAGTTACATGTCCTTTTTCAAATCTACCAGTCAAACCGCTATTTAATTTATGATTTGTTCTATAGTTTTTTATTTCTTTAGCAGTTATATTTGTGTTAAATTGTTTATTAAATATATCCGCTAATTCCTTGGAATATTTTCCATAATAATTATCAATAATAAATTTCTTTTGTTCTTCACTATATCTATGCATACTATTTTTCCTTTAGTTGCAATACTTCTTTTTCATTTATTCCTAATTCATCAGCGTATTTTTTGGCATTTAATATTAAATTTGCATTTGAAACTATTGTAGAACATATTGAAGATACAGCTTTAGCTCTTTGAATTTCTTTTTTAAAATTTTCTTCATTTTCTAAATTCTCATCATCGTTTAATCTTTCTAATTCTTCGAATAAATAATTATTTACATCACTTAAATTATTTTTCATTAAAACCTCCTGTAATCCCCAATTTGTTTCTCAATTAACTCTTGTGGTGTTTTAGGATTGTAATAATTTTCTAAATCATCTTTTAGCTCTCGAACTGTGTCACTCAATTTATAGATTTTAGTAATTAAATCTTCACACATTTCATTTAATTTATCATTTGTAATAGACCCTTTAGTATCATATTTTTTGTTAAACAATTTACATATTTCTTCATACCATTCTAGATTTTTCACATTCATTATTATTCCTCACCAACTTGAGTTTTAATTTGAACTGGGACTATTGCTTCTGGTCTAAATATGAATTCATAATCATATCTAGAAACATCACTATATTCTAATTGTTCTACAACATAAGTTGTTTCATTTGCTATGTATAACATATGTTTTTGATATTTATCTTCAGCAATTCTACATACAAGTTCTAATTCATTATTTGTACTTTCTAGTCCACCCTTAATACTACAATTCCCAGTTGCCTGAAATAAATATTCTCCAGTTCTTAAGTTTATAAATGTGATTCTTCTTTTAACTTTAAACTCATTAGCCTCACGACTTATATTGTGTCTAACTGTCTCTGCACTATCACATCCTGCCATAAATAAACTGCAAAATATAATTAATAAAACCACTTTAATTTTTTTCATACATTCTCCTTTACTTTTTTTATAATTCTACTAGTCTTTGCACCACTCTTAACCCCTATTCTTTGCTTATTTGGAATTCTTCCAGATGGTATTTTATTAATTAACCATTTGTCTTTTTTAAAATCAGCATATTCTTTTTCAACTGCTGATTTTTCCTCTTTTGCTAACTTTAATTCTTCTTTTAAATTAGTTACTTCTTTTTTTAATTCAGTAACCTGCTCTCTCAATTTATCTTTTCTATTTAATAAATCATTATGTTTTTTTATAACTTTTTCTTTATCATCTTGCAATGTATTAAGTAATGCAGATAATTTAGTTACTTCATTTTGACTTACTTTTAAATCATCAGCAAGTCCTTTATTTGCTTTTTCAGTCAAATTTAATTTATTTCTTAATGATTTATATTCATCCTTCAAAACCCTCTGATATTTAGATTTAAATATCATTTTTCTAACTTGTCCTCCAACTTTATAATTTTTTTCGTTAATTCTCTTATAACTTTATTTTTTTGATTTATAACATTTTTTGTAAGTGATAACTCACTTTTATAATATTCAAGCTCACTTTTTAATGTTTTAATTTCATTTTCCATAACTATTCATTAACCTTTCAAATTCAATATCATCTAATGTTTTTATTCCAACCTTTTTACATTCACTTTCTACTCCTTTAATTAGTTGCCAGAACTCTTTTGAATTGAGTTCGTGTGTTCTTTTATAAAATACATAAAAGTCTTTCATATCGGCTCTTTTGTACCTTTTTGCATAAGGGTAAAACTCTCTCATATTAGTACCTTGCGGAACTATAGCACAAATTGCTGAATTATTTTTATCTGTGGCTATAGTTCCATATGCAAGATTTAAATCAATTTTCATTTCTTCATCAGATACTGCAAATCCATTAGCTCGATTATATTTTGCAAGTTCATTTGTAAGTTTGTGGAAGTAAGCATTTGCATCTTTACTTCTCATTTCTTTATATTCTTTAATCTCATAAACTTTATCTCTATCAAGATTAAATAATACTCTTGATAGTTCTTCGGGTTTTCCTATCATAATTAGAATGGGAATTGACTTGGATCAATTTCATTTTCGTTTGCAAATTCAGTATATGGATCAGAAGTTTGAGGTGCATTATTACTTGGTGCTGAAACTTCTGGATTAGGATCAGTAGGTAATGGTTTGTTACTTTTTGAATTTAAAAACATTACTCTACTTGCTAACACATAAGTTCTATAATGTTTGCCTTGTTCATCTTCCCAATTATCGACTTTTATTCTGCCTTCAACTGCAACTTTGCTACCTGTTGAAGTATACTTTTTCATATTTTCGGCTTGTTCGTTCCAAACGACACACACTATATAATCAGCAGGAATTTTTTGCCCATCAGCTGTCTTACCATTGTTAATTGCAACAGTAAATTCACCTACTGCTTTGTTACTTTGAGTATATTTTACTTCTATATCTCTTGTTAAATTTCCAATTATTATTGCTTTATTCATATTTTTTTAATTCCTCTAAAAATTTCTTCATAGCATTTAATTTTTCAAGCATTTTATCCGTTTCTAATGAATTATCTTCCATTTTTTTATCAAATTCTTTTTTTATTTTCAAAACATCTTTTATTTCTTTTAATATTTCTTCTTCTGTTAATGGAGAATTTTCTGCAAGATTTTCTATTGCAGATATAATCATTGCCATAACTTCTGCTAAACTTCCTTCTGCAGCCATTGTATTATTAGTAACTACTAGCATATACTTTGCATTCTCTATTGATTTTATAATTTTTTCTTTTTTTTCTTTTTTCATTTTATTGTTCCTCCTTTGGTAATGTTATTTTTACATAACCTCTTTTGCCTTTCTTTATTTTTTCTTTATCTACTAAATATTCTGCTTGTTTCAACTCATATAATTTTATTAATTCAAAATTTTCTTTTTTAAATAAATCTTCATCGACTTCCTTCTCAATAACAGTTTCATCAGGTTTATCCTCAATTAAAGTAATCTTTGTACCATTAGGTGTTTCCCATTTTTTTATCTTTTTATCTTGCATTACACTCTTTAATTTTTCTTTAATCATACTTACTTGTTTTTCAGTCTCTTTCATTCTTTTTAGTTGGTCCTCTAACAATACAACTCTATTTGATAATTCGGTTAAATCAGTTGGTAATAACTCTTCTTCTGTTATAAAAGGGTTTTCTTTTACTTTTGATAAATCAATTCTAAATTGTTCTACCGAATTATTTATTTGTTCAAGCAATTCTTTAAAATCTTCTATTCTAATATCATATTGAATTAATCTGTTAACATCAAACTCTTCATTAAAATCATCAGGTCTATGATAAATTGCAAGTTTTCCGTGATTTCTTTTTGTATATTCCATATAAAATAACAATTGAACTAAATATTCTTTGTAATCTTCTAACCTTTGATGTATTCGAGATGTAGTCTTGATTTCAAGTACAAATTCTTTATTTATTCCATCTGTATGACATCTAATATCATTTTCAATATATTTGCCTTCCTCAAACTTATCTTCCCTATTTTCATTGATAAAATTTCTTATTTTGGGTTCCATTGCATTCCCATATTCGGTGTATTTGTTTCCAGCAAAATCATTTTCTTTTATTCCAGCCTTTTCTAGTAATAAATCAAACCTTGTTTTAAATGAACTTATTCCCATAATAATTGGAATATCCGATCCTCCTATATATTTATCTCTATCTACTGTTACAGCTTGCATTAGTTTCCACCTTTCATAATTTCTTCATATACTTTTTTGAATGTAATATTGTTTGTTTTAGCATTTAACTTGTATGTTTTTGCAATTTCATTCATATCAATATTTTTTTCATTACAATATGCTATTAACTTTTGTCTATAATCAATTGAGTTTTTTTTATCCATTTCATTATTGTCCATACTGTCAATTACATCGCCATCCGTTATACCAAACGCATTTAAATATAAATATCTTTTGTAGTATGTATTTAATGCTCCTAGATACTGAATATCTTGCATTGATTTAACTTCTCTTATTTCTCCAGTTGTTTGATTTTGCTTAACATTAACTGGTGTTTCAAATAATACAAATGGCATTGTGTAAATATTTGTTTCTTCCCCTTTTTGTAATTCCAATGTTGCATAATCATCTTTAATGTAAAATCTATCGTTGACCTTTTCCTCTAACATTAGCTCATTTAATTTTGGTAAAAAATCTGCTAATTCAAAATAATCAAATCCAGCAAATTTATTTTTGCCACTTTTCTTTAATTTTGCATTCTGCAATTTTACTCTGATATTTATAATACTTTCATTTAAACTTTTACTTTCCATTTTCTTTCTCCTTATTTTCAAAATATTTGATTGTTGAATCTATAATTCTTTGCGAATATTTCAATTTTTCAAGTGCATAACTTGGATGAATGTATTCGTTAGATACATACACTTCTAATACTGCTGATATGCCTTGTAAACTATCTACTAAATCTTTCAAGAAAGCACTATCTCTAGTACATTTTGAATAATATTCATCATAAACTGCCATGTAATTACATAAGATTTTGTTTAGTTCCGTTTTTAAAGAAATTTTTGTCATTTCTCTAAGTTCATTATCATTCATTGCTATTCTTCCTTTCTACTTGCTAAAAATGTAACTTTCTCTGCAACAATAATAAGATCTCTTTTTCTTGTTTCTTGATAAGTAGTTCCATCATCAATTGTTACTGAGCTTTGGATTCTTCCTTTGACACCAATCAAGTCTCCTTTTTTGCATAATTCACAAACTTGTTGTGTAAATCCAGCCCAGATAACACAATCAATAACATCAGCTTCGTATATGCCATTTAAGTTTTTGAAATTTCTTGGAACTGATATAGTAACTACTGCCTTTTTCATGTTTTTAGTTTCAATTATTTTTGGGTCTGAAACTAAACGACCCACAACTATTAATGTGTTTCTCATTTCTTTTTTTCCTTTCTTTCTAAAACCTCTTTTGCTATTTCAGGACTTGGCGGGTTTAAATAACATTCCATTATTCTTTTTTGCCAGTCTAAATCACTATTTTCGATTAAGAACCTTGCTAATTTTTTGTACCTTTCTTCAAATTCTTCATCACTCATTTGGTACAACTGTGCAACTTCATAATCAGTTAAATCTACCCCCTTGTATTTTTTTGTTTCTCGTTTGATAGTAGAAACACAACAACATCTTTGATAGTGTTTGTCCATCGCTTCTACATTTTCAAATGGTCTTCTGCAAATATCACATAACACTCTTCGATTTTTAAAACTTTCAATTTCATCAGATTTTGGTAATCCTCGCAAAATGTATGTCAATGTAGGTAATTTTCTTTGGTAGAATTCATCTGACATAATTTTCTCCAAAGCTTCTAAAACAAGTTTTTTATCGTAGAATACCATTTTCTTTGCCCATTCGTTTCGCATACTATCGTTAAAATCATTGTAGTTTAATTCAATATAGTCTAGAATTTCATTCAGATCTTTTTTAGTCATCTGGCAATCCTAGTTCTTTCCAAGCATTGTCTACAATTTCTTTGTTAGATAGTTTTTTGCCATTGGACTTTTTCAATTTATTTTCCTCAAATCGTTTTTCATCGGCTTCTACTTCTGCAAGTGTTGTAAAGCCTTTTGATTTGTATGCTGAAATAATGCTTTGAGTATATTTCAAACTTGTTGCACGATTGAGTGCGGTTTGCTTAATTGCGTGTCTAGTAAGCTCATTATCTTCCCACGTAAGTACAAGTTCCATTTCACTGCTAGATAATAATTTCCCTAATTCTTTCTGCACAAACTCCAATAAACTATTACTAAATTCTAAATTATTACTAGTTTTTAAATTATGCTTTGTAGTATTAATATCTAAATAATTATTAGTAGTATTATTATAACTACAACTATAACTATTAGCCCGCTCACTATTTCGCTCATCAATTCGCTCATTGTTTCGCTTGCTATTTCGGTTGTTGTTGTCGCTACTCATTTCGCTTACTATTTCGCTTATGGTTTCGCTTGCTATTTCGCTGTCACTTTTTTTAGTTCTCTTTGAACCATTTACAATTTTACTTTTGTAGGTTTCTAGGGGTTTTTTTATATTAATCCATATTGCTTCCTCTAAACTATCTTCTTCAAAAATAGGTTCTTTTTGAGTAAAATACCAGTCTATAATTTGGCCTATAAACTTATCTCTTTTTGCTATTGGTTTTATCTTATTTATTAATGAAATTTTTTCATCATCTAGTACAATTTTTATCATAGTTTTTAGTCCTTTTTTCTTGATTTTTTTTATAATTTCTTAAAGATTCATTAACCATAAAGTTAAACATAATCTTTTGAAAGTCATTTTTAAAAGTAGGTTCTATTCCTTTAAACATATAATCAAATAGTCCTTCAAAGAATTCATACTTTTCTTTTTTTGTTAATGATTCAGAAATTAACTCGTAATTTTCTTTATAAATTACTACTTGTTCACTCATAATAAATCCTTTCTCTAGTACCAAAAACTTCCCCTGATTTGATTTTTCTCTGCAAATTTGATATAATTATTTGCAGAAAAATAGTTTAATGACGCACTATTTTTCTTTTTTTATGCTATCTAAATAACGACTTGATAAATCTAGTAATATAAATGCAGCCATAAATGATATAAAGCCGAACCAAGTCCATCCAGATGTCTTACCCATAAATGTTGTTACTGAAATAGCAAGCAAATCAAATATGATTACCAGTGCACTTAATACAAAGATCATTAATACAAATAAATTAGTCTTGTTTAATTTCTTTTTCATATTTCCTCCTATAATCCAAATTTCTTTTTAACTACTTTAGTTAATGCTATTAAAGTTTTTCCTGATGGAATAAAATAGCCCTTTTGCTCCATTTCTTCACGACACATTTTTATGTACTCGATACACTTATTAATACCAACACTTGGCATTATTATTTTTAAATCTTTTGCTGTCATATAAGGCTGTTCTAATATTTCCTCTTTCGTTTTCATATTTCCTCCTATTCGTTATGAAGCATTTGCAGATGCTTTTAAATTGATTTTTTAATTTATCTCCTTTACAATATTTATTTGAAAGGAGATGTCGTATGATTTTTTACAATAAGAATAAATTTTTAATGTATAAGATTCTTATTAAATTTAATAAATGCAAATCTATTGAAGATACTCAAATATTTATTATTAAT